CTTTTTAATTTTGTTTGCTATTTCTGCCCACGAATATTTCTCGTTGTATTCTTCGTGCCATTTCCTTAGTTCTATGCCTTTAGGTCCATAATCCATAAATCCATCTTTTATACTTCTGCCACCAATACCATATTCTTCTTTTAAGAACTTAGCGAAGTCGGTCATAGACATACTTAAGGCAGCAGCATAAATACGAATCTTGCCACCGCCAAAACCAGAGCCGTAAGTTAAGTTTTGATCTATCCAACTTAACGGTTCATCTAACAACTCAAACATATTAATTTGATGTTGCATCGTTTAACTCCATCTCTTCTCTTATTTGTAGACAATAGTCCAAATAGTCTTTATGTCCGCAAAGAAACATCTTATTTACTAGTTCTTTCATTGCTTCTTCAAATTTTTCTTTGTATTTTGGTCTTATTTTACAGAAGATAGCACGATACTTATCTCCGTCTCTTGCCATTTCATCTTTAAACTTAACGGGTATTTCTTTCTTATATAACAAAGAGTCTGCAACATAGTTACTGTTAGTATTCAGATCGAAGTACATATAATGCAGATAGAATTTACCGCCAAGAAATATATAGTTCATTTTATTCTCCTTTAACCCCATAAACAGTCGAAATGTTCGACTATTTCTTTCATTGTTTTCTCGAATAGTTCTTTGTGTTCTTTTTGAACTTCGATAAAACGATCATAATATTTCTTACGAAGTTCTCTTTCTTCTTCTGTTTCTTCTCTTGTTAAAATAGTCTGTGGGTTCTTCATTAATGAGTCAATGAACGGCTGATAATATTCATTACCTTCATCTTCGTCAATGCATTTTTTTAATTGATCAGACATACGATGGAGCCAGCTGCTCCACTTTTCTGGTGTGTCAAAAGGTTCAGACCCAGGATATCCATGAGAATGCATAGCCATATCTCTGAACATATCAGAAGCAACCTGTTTAAACCAACGATCAAATTCCATCCAGTCAGCTGCACAATATCCTTTTGTTATTCTGTTGTGTGCGTCTTTGATATTATACCATAGTTCTTTAAACCATTTCCAAGGACGTTTAATATAATAACTTGTACAGGCTCCCCATCGCCATACACTTAATTCATTCTTCATCTTTATCATCCTTTGTTAATGGGCACATTTCTGTACCTTTAAACATAGCGGCAGAATAATATCCACCTTTTGTTAAACGGTTAGCTAAATTACGTTCACAGTCAAGATTGGAACATTCGTTCCCACACCAAGTTATATCGTCGTGAATCCAGTCAGTAAAATCACTCATTCTTTTTACCTCCATAGAAATATTCGTTTATTTTGTTTATAAATTCTTTGTATTTTTCGTCAGATATTATTCCTTTTTCGTGTTGGCCATTTATAAAAAGTATTAATGATAATATCGATTTTGAAGATCCTCTTGGTATAATCCACATATTTATCACCTCTACTTATAATCTATAAAAGGCGGCAATTAGCCGCCTATATTAACACCGACAAATAAAAATTTAAACTTACTTATTAATAGAATCTTTCAGAGCTTTGCCAGGTTTAAACGCAGGAGAAACCTTAGATTCAACCCAAACCTTTTCCCCTGTCTTCGGATTTGTTGCATAACGTCCGTTACGTTCACGAGTTTCAAAAGTACCGAAACCAATTATCTGTACCTTATCTCCTTTTTCAAGAGCGTCGGCTACAGTGTCAATAAAAGCTTCAACGAATTTTCCAGCGGCAGCTTTAAACATGCCGGTATTGTCTGCGAGAGCAGTAATAAGTTCTTGTTTGTTCATAATCAAAATCCTTTCTTGTCGGTGTAAATATCAAAGTTATTACATGTTTATGAGAAGGCTAATTGCAAACGTTAAGAACACAGCTAGTCCTACTCCTAACATAAAAAGATCATCTTCTTCATCCCACGGTCGTTTCATGTTATTAACCTTTCAGCTTTCTTATTAAGTCGTCGATTACCACTCGGTTCCGAAGCAATGCTAAGTCGTTTACAAGTTTGGTTTTCTTTTGCAGATATTCTTCTTGCAGTTTATCGTATTGATATTCTAGTTGGCATACCATTGCTTCTATTTCAGCCGGAGTTAGGTTTTGTATATCTTCTTTGTTCATGTTATTCTCCTTCTGCTTTAAAGCAATGAAAGTCGTCGCACCAGCCGCAAAATTCGCATATCATATCGTGTTTTTTATCATGATGTAGATCACAACGTATTGGTCCGCCTTTTATATCACCGCCAAATTTTTCATCGTAATAAATTTCATGCACTGCATAAATGCAGAAGTCGCAGCAAGGAGTGCAATTTTCAGAACATTTAACCATACATTATTCTCCTTTTGGCAGTGGTGGTAGTTCCATCCAGTGTGTTACGTTTGTGCATTCATAATGCCCGTATTCACTGTCATAGTTATAAAAACCAGAACACTGTTCTTCGGGAAAGTCAAACTCGTCTACTTCGTGTAAGTTGTTAGTAAAAAAACATGTTTTGATAATTTGAGTTACGTTGAATAAGTTTTGTACAACGAGATACTGCCCTTCTTTAGGCGGCAGTATTCTAGAGCATTTATTCCACTTCATTTGTGTTCTCCTTTAGTAGCTTATTCATAAACTTTAAGTTGAGTCTTATTCTGTTTATGTCGGCTATCATTTTCATATCTTCGACAGATATATCATCAATTATTTCTTTCAAAGCAAGTATCAAGTCCATCTATATTCTCCTTTACTTCACAAGTCATAGAATATCCAACAACATGTTTGTCTGCTAATGTGTAGTCAAGATCGTCGATAAGGAACTTCTCGTCTTTCTCCGGTCGAAAATACGGAGAGAAAAGCTCATAAGCTGTTATAACTTTGATGTCATTATCTTTACCAAGAAACTTAACAGCCATATCTTCTACGTTTTGTTTATGTCTTACTGTAGGGACAACGATAGTATATTTTTTGTCAGCTGCTATAAATAGCAGTTTTGTTGTTTTACCAACGGCTCGTCCACCTTCGATTCTTATCATGTTGTTCTCCTTATTACAAAGTTTTCTTATATTGTGTAAAAGTTCGCAATAGAAATTGGGCGAGCTGGGATTTACACCCAGTATGATGGTCACGACTATATTATGTTGCAAGACCTATCTTCATAGCAAAGCGTTTACATATTCCGCCATCGCCCATGTAAACCAAAATTTGACGTTGTATATTTCTTCCTATATAATATAGCTCCAACTTAAGGAGAGAGTTATGGAGAGTAAACGTAAACCTAAGAGTCGTGGTAATAAGACTGGATCTGTCTATTATTTGGCGAACCGCAAATGTTGGGTAGTCCAATTAACTATCGGCTGGAAACCACCTATTAAAGAAGGTGGTCATCTTGTTCCTATCAAAAAACGCTTCAGCGGCTATAAAACCAAGAAAGAAGCTTTAGCCGCACTGAATAAAATTTTGAACGGGGAAGAACTAGAAGATACTAAAACTTCTCTCGACGAAGTATTTCAAGCTTGGAAGAAAGCTTATGAAGGACGTGTTGCGCCTAAAACTCTTAAAGGTTACGAACAAGCATACGCTTATTTTTCAGAACTAAAGTATCGCAGAATAAACACAATAACCGCAGCCGAACTCCAAGAGTGCATGGATAAGTGTCCTAAAGGTAAACGTACTCACCAAATGATGAAAGTCACGGCTGGATTAATCTGGGCTTATGCTTCCGATACAAACAAAGTAAAGAAAGATATAACCGAGAATCTTTACATTGGTAAGCACGAAACAAAGCCAAGAGAACCTTTAACTCCTGACGATATCAAGAAGATAAAAGATAATATTGGCAAGATCCAATACTGCGACTATTTATATTGTCTTTGTTATCTTGGCTTCCGCCCCGGCGAGTTTCTTGAAATAAAGAAGTCCCAAGTAGTATCCGCTACGATAGATGATGAAGTTATCTACTATATTGTCGAAGGTAAGAAAACCCTTGCTGGCATTGACAGACGAGTCATCGTACCTAAACAAATACTAGATATTGTATTAGAGCGGCTAAAAGTAGAAGGCACAGATTATCTGTTTCCTTTTTATTACTACAAGCGTGGCACAAAAGAATTGAAAGAGCTTCGCAGGATGACCGTCAACTACTTCGACGAGTCGGTCTTCAAACCAATTGCAAACCAACTAGGGATAGTTGGACGAAAAGTACCATACAGCGCTAGGCACAGTTACGCAGACAAACTCAAGAAAGCAAATGGTGATGTTCGAGATAAAGCTGCGCTTATAGGACACAGCAATTATTCATTCACCCGTCAGGTATATCAAAGCAGTCCGCTTGAAGATCTTAAAACTGTTACAGATAGCATAGAATAGTTAGATATAATAGTTTGGATCGTTATACCAGTCCCAAGCTTCTGCAAACCAGATAGGATCTTTGCTCCAGTCTATTTTTGCTTTACATTCGGGACAAACTTTTAATTCTTCATGAATGTCTTCGACCTTACCTAATGTTGTTCTGCAATTACCGCAATAATAATAGTCTATAGTATCGTGCCTCACATCGTTGCTTAATGGTCCATGAACTAATATATACCCATTATCCGAACGCAAAGCGGGTGAAGTGTTTATATCCTTCTGGTTCTTCAATTTCAACATATCCTTTCTTTTCAAGATCGAATTTAAACCATTGTCTATAGCCTGTGTAATGTCCTATACCTTCTGTGTATTCTTCTATT